TGCAACGATTTTAACCACAGCTCAAGGTTTAGAAGATGATGAAACATCAACAAAAAAATATTTATTAGGAGGATAATATGGGAGGAGTATTTAGACCAAGACCACCGGCACCACCACCAGCTCCGGTTTATGCACCAGCTCCAACAAAAGCTGAAGTATCACAAATAACATCAACTGATGCTGCGGGTATTATGCAAGGCAAAGGTAGAACCAGCACAATATTAACGGGTGCAAAAGGTTTAGGCGACAACGCATTAACAACAAGTAAAAAAAAATTACTCGGAGGATAGATGGATATAAAACCAAAAGCAAAAATGATTATTGAGAGATATAAAACTCTCAAAGCAAAAAGAGTTACATGGGAAGATCATTGGCAAGAGATTGCAAATTATTTCTTACCAAGAAAAGCAAATATTACCATGAAACATACTAAGGGAGATAAAAGGCATGACCAGGTTTATGATGGTACAGCTACTCACGCATTAGAATTACTATCAGCTAGTTTAAATGGTATGTTGACGAATACGATTTCTCCGTGGTTTATTTTAAAATTTAGAAACGATGAAACGGATGAAGATGATACAGCAAGAGAATGGTTGGAGAATTGTGCAAAAGTTATGCAGCAAGTATTTGCTAGATCTAATTTTCAACAAGAAATTTTTGAACTTTACCATGAGCTGTTAGCTTTTGGAACATCTGCAATGTTTATTACAGATGATGTAAATGATGATTTAAGATTTAAAACAATTCATATTTCAGAAATATTTATTACTGAAAATGAAAAAGGATTAGTGGATAGTTTAACAAGAAGATTTAATCTTGAAAATAAAAATATTCCGTTAATGTACCCAGGCGCAGAATTACCAAGAGCAATCATAACGGATATAGAAAAAGCTCCACATGAAGAGGCAATAATTTTACACTCAGTTTATCCTAACGAAGTTAAAATGGGATATGACAATAGTAAAAATATGGATTGGGTATCTTGCCATGTCCACGAAAAAACTGAAACTTTATTAAAAGAAAGCGGTTTTAAAGAATTTCCTTATGTAGTACCAAGATATTTAAAATCTTCTTCAAACGAAATTTTTGGAAGATCTCCAGCGATGAATGCGCTGCCTGATACGAAGATGTTGAATACCATGTCTAAAGTTTCAATTAAAGCAGCTCAAAAACAAATTGACCCGCCTTTAATGGTTCCTGATGATGGTTTTATTTTACCTATTAGAACTGTACCTGGTGGATTAAATTTCTATAGATCTGGAACCAGGGAAAGAATTGAGCCATTACAAATTGGATCCAACAACCCAGTTGGTATTCAAATGGAAGATCAAAGAAGAAAAGCAATTAGAGAAAACTTTTTTGTAGATCAGTTAATGACTATCCAGGGTCAAAACATGACCGCAACAGAGGTTATGCAAAGAACTGAAGAGAAGATGAGATTACTGGGACCCGTGTTAGGCAGACTTCAATCTGAATTATTACAGCCTTTAATTACAAGATCTTTTAATTTATTATTTAAAAATGGTAAATTTCAGCAGCCGCCAGAAATGTTAGGCGACCAGGATATTGAAATAGAGTATGTTTCTCCCTTAGCAAAAGCTCAAAAGACACAAGAGCTTTCATCTATTATGAGAGGTATAGAAATATTTGGTTCAATGCAAAATATTGCACCAGTATTTGATTACATAGACATAGATGGTTTAGTTAGTCATGTTACAGATGTTTTAGGATTACCAGCTAAAATTATGAGATCAAAAGGAGAAGTTCAACAAATTCAACAACAAAAACAACAAGCCGAAATGGAGCAAATACAATTACAACAAGCTCAGCAAGTAGCTGAAGCTGCGGGTAAAATAGCACCAGCTCTCAAGGTGGCTAATGAATAAAGATGATTTAAAGCAATTAATTATTGCTTACAAACAAGTTTTTGAATCTGACCATGGTAAAAAAGTTATGGAAGATTTGGAAAAGAGATGCAGCTTTCACGCAACTACTCATGTTAAAGGAGATAGTCATGAAGGTGCATTTTTAGAAGGAACAAGATCAGTAGTCTTGTTTATTAAAAATATGCTTAACAAAAAAGGAGAATAAATATGTCAAGCGAAAATCAAGAGGTAGCAGTACCAGTTGAACAACCATCGGTACTGTCTGGAGACCCTAAAACAGAAACTCCAGAAACAAACACAGATTGGAAAGTAAGTCTTTCCGATGATGTAAAAGCGGATAAATCTTTAGAAAATATTAAAGATATTAATGCGCTAGCCAAAAGTTATATCCATGCACAGAAAATGGTTGGATCGGATAAAATTCCAGTTCCAAACAAATTTGCAACCGAAGATGATTGGAATGCCGTTTATGAAAAACTAGGCAGACCAAAAACTGCGGATGGATATAAGTTTGACTTACCACAAGATAAACAAGTGGATGAGGTATCATTAAAAGAATTTTCCAGCCAGGCGCATAAGTTAGGATTACTTCCTAGCCAGGCTCAAGGGATGGTTAAATTTTATAATGAAATAACAGCTAAATCTTTACAAGATGCTGACAGCAAAGCTCTTACTGCTAGAGAAACTAGCACTAAAGAACTTAAACAAGAGTGGGGTCAAGCATTCGATCAAAAGGTTTCACAAGCAGCAACTTTAGCAAAATCAGTTGGTGCTACAGAACTTTTAGATACTAATTTAGCAGACGGAACCAAACTGGGAGATCATCCAGTTATGATTAAAGCGTTTGCAGAGTTAGCAAATAAGATGGGAGAAGATAGTATTGTTCAAGCATCTGGACCAACTTATCTGACACCAAACCAAATAGAAAAACAAATTGGAGAACTGACGCAGACGGATTCGGCTTATTGGGATAAAAACCATATAAACCATCAAGCAGCAGTTTCAGAAGTTTTAGCTTTACGAGAAAAGAAAAATCAAGTATAGCTGAAAATGATTAGGAAAATCGAAAGACCCTAGTTGACACTATGAAAGTATAGGATCCAGGAGATCTAAAATCGAGGAGCGACCCGTAAGGATAATCATCCGATTTAATATAAACACAAACAAACGGAGGAACTTTTATGAGTTCACAAATAACTACTTCCTTTGTAGAGCAGTATAGTTCAAATGTAGCTATGCTTTCTCAACAAATGGGAAGTAAATTAAGATCTTCTGTTGATGTGGAAAAAGTTACTGGGAAAAACGCTTTCTTCGATCAAGTCGGAGCTACAGCTGCTCAATTAAGAACGAGCAGACATGGCGATACACCTCAGATTGACACTCCACATAGTAGAAGAAGATTGAGCTTGGCTGACTACGAATGGGCTGATCTTGTTGACGATGTTGACAAGGTTAGAATGCTTGTAGACC